TTTTCCACGCTCAATATTCGAATCATCCTTGACCTCGAAAATCTTCACTGCATTCAAGTTTAACACCACCCTGCCCATGTCATTGGGCAAGAGCGGCAAGACTCGCGGATCAGGGCACACGACAATATCGGCACTTCTGCACGCCTCAAAACCGGCGTTCGGATATGCCACGATGCGATGATCGTATCCGGGCATTGCCTGAGATAAATTCACCGCCCTGTTATCGTAGGCCCATCCCGGGACATCCGTGATCCATGCTATCCGCGTCATGGCGTGACCTCAAACGGTCGAAACCCCGTGACCATGGTGACGACCTTGTGGCGCTGCTCTTCCGGAACAATGCCGGTATAGGCGACGAACATTGACACGATAACATCCGCCTCGGCAATCTGTCTGCGCAGTCCCAATTTGCCTCCCTGACACGTCATCGCGTACGATACCACGTGCTCATACCGCGGCGTGCGGCGTGCTACGTTCCGCGCGATGGAATCGTAGGCCCAGCCGGCCACGTCAGCGAGCCAGAGCACTTTTGTTTTTCGCGAAGATGTCGACATATTGCCCATTGATATCCACCCGCATCGAATCGATTCGCACGACCACCCCCCGGAATATATGCTCGGCGATCACCGCGGGATCGGTGATTCCTACCGGGTAAGGCCGCTCCGAGACCACCCGCATAGCCTTGACGCCCTGACAGACAATTACGTCCGCCTGTGACAACAGTTCGAAACGCAGCGGCGCCGGCATCCGCGTCCCGAAATATAGAATCCGATGATCGTATTGCGGCATGACTCGCCGCATCGTCTCAATCCGGTTGTGGTAGGCCCATCCCGGGACGTCACACGTCCAAAGGATCATCGGCTTGCGTTTCGCTGATCGCATTTGACCCAATGTGGTTTTCACGGGCTACACTCCCGGAAGATGCGCGACCAAGATATCGTTTGGCACCAAGCCCACTTCGTAATCGATGTGATAGTCCGGATTGATGGCCTTGATCGCCTCTTCTATTTCTGGGATTTGGATGTCATGCCACTGGGGCAGGCCCCGGCGAAAATATCGCATGTCATCGACCATAATCACGTGATCCTTGATCGTGTGAGACGCGATGGCCTGCAATTCTCGCAACAACGGGCATTTATCCATTGTCTCCAATTCCGGTTCGCCCGTCGACCAATGCGCATCCAGCCAAAACAGGGCCGGCCGATTCAACAGCGGCATAACCGCCTGCAACATTTTGGCACTGTCACCCAACATGATGTTTACACCCGGCGCATCGATGAATCGCTTCGTTGCGTCTGCGTAGACGTCCGGATTGATCTCGATTGATATGATGCGCTCAAAGCCGGCCTCCAGAGCCGCTTCGATCCCGTCCCCTCGGGCCGTCCCCGTCTCGATGAACGTATCCCCGTTTTTGTAAGTTTCCAACAGACTCGTGCTTAATGTGTTCATTGCATACCCCATATCCGCATCGTATCAGCGATGTCTCGGGCCCGCGATTTCATGTTGTGCCGCATCTGGACCATGCGCCGACCGCACGGACCAATGCGCCGCCATCGTGTCGATTCAATGATGCTCTGCACCTGCGCCAGGCTTTCAATCACGATACACGTTTCGTCATCTACGAATCCGCTTTCTTCCAGCATCGGCAAGGGAAACGTCACGAGGCAAGCGCCATAATTGCATATCTCATAGTACTTTGGCGCGATCTGGAAATCGTAAATGCCACCGGTGAAGTAGTAGCGACAACGATAGAGCGCTTCCCGATATTCCTCCGTGGACAGCTTCATGTCCGAGCCCTCGGGGTTGCCCGATACGATCGCCCCAGGGATGCGCAGCTTCTCTAAATGCCGGTAAACTGCGTCCCGACGCGGATAGGTCCCGGAGATCTTGCCCGTGCACATCGCCGGGATCGTCCGGATTTCCTGCCTGTTGGGCATGTTTGACCGATTGAACCATGGCAAATAGACCACGCCACAATCGTACTTCGCGCACTGTAGGACGAGATTCTGCAAGCGCAAATGGGGCATCGTGTCGACGACGGCAGGGGGATCCAGCGGATATTGCAGAGTCACGAGCATATTTGGCCGGACCGCCGCCAGAAACGCCTCTAACACGTTTTCCATCCCGACGTAGTCCGAGATGATCGACCAGACAAACCGCGCCGGACGGCGGTTCGGGATGTCGAACAGCTGGACATAAGCCGCATCGAAATCGCCCGCCGGCGGATCCCATCGCTTGACGTCGTAACTGTCCCGGCCGTGGGGGCGCGGGTCGCGCACCAATTCGGCACCGAACAGACTGGCAATTTCCTCTTGCAGAAGGATTCCGATGTCATCCGTCCAATATTGGCCGCCTCCCTGGCCGAGTCCGCCCTGAATCGATCCGGGCTCCAACACCTTGTAGCACGTAAGAAATCGCATGTCTTTCCCTCCTATCCAAAGTGTCGTTGCAACCAGAGATAGGCCATGATCAACACCCATAGGCCGTGTCCGCGATCCGGTCCACCGTTCAGATGTTGCTCCGTGATGGATCGAATTACAGACCCATCAAAAATCCAATGCTCCTTGCCCAACAGCGTTTCGGCAAGTAACTGTCGGCCGTGGGGCGTGCGCAACCAATCGCCAATGGGAACACCAAATCCCATCTTCCGACGGTTCCATAGGTCATCCGGTAACAGGTCGTCGAATGCCGAGCGCAACGGAATCTTGGTCCATGTGCGGTGCATCTTCATGTGAGCGGGGATCGAAAACGCCAACTCGAAAACGGCCGAATCCAGAAACGGACATCGCGCCTCGATGCTCGTGGACATCGTCGCCCGCTCCATCTTGGTGATGATGTCGCCGACCAAATAGCTATGCGTATCGATCCAGGCCATGCGATTTTGGACATCGGGATAGGAATACCCCATCGCGATATTCGACAGCCACAAATCGACTTCCTGATTGTTGATCGCCGGCGTTACGCTCATATTCATCAGGCGCGGTATCTCCGTCGACTGCCAGACCGACAGCCAACGGAAATACGAATAGATGCCCTCGTCCGGCCGAACGGTTCGGTATCGCTCATAGCCTCCGAACGCCTCGTCTCCACCGTCACCGGTCAAGGCCACCGTCAAGCCGGCCCGCTTGCTCTCCCGGGCCAGAAGCACGGTGGGAATCGCCGAACAATCGCCGAAGGGCTGATCGTAGATGCCCACAATCTCCCGGGCCAACTGGCCGATATCGGGCTCGCCAATCCGAACCGTCGTGTGATGCGTTTGGTAGAGCGCCGCGACCTTTTCCGCCCAATGGGATTCATCATATCTGGGATTCTCGAACCCGATCGTGAACGTGTGCAGTTGCGACAGGTTTTGGCTCGCTATGGCTGTGATCAACGATGAATCAATTCCGCCACTGAGATAGACACCGAGAGGAACATCGGATTCCAGCCGCTTGATGATCGCATCCGTGACCGTCTCCCGTACGTGGCTCATGGCCGCCCCATGATCCGGCGTTTGCTCCGCTCGCAATTGCCACCATTGCTTTTTCTCCATGACGCCTTTGCGTGGGCGATATTCAATCATGTGGCCCGGTGGCAATGCCGCGATGTCACGGAAAGCCGTACGCGGTTCCGGAACGTACTGCATTTGCAGGTAGTTGTAAAGCCCCTGAACGGACAGCGCCGTGGTGTAGTAGGGATGCGCCACGATGGCTTTCAATTCGGACGCGCAGACAAACAAGTTGATGTCCGGCTCCCAGTAGAAGAAAGCCGGCTTTTTGCCCATCCGATCGCGAACCAGATAGACGCATTCCTCGTGCGCGTCCCATACCACAAACGCGAACATGCCGTCCAGACGATCCAGACAATTGGCCCCATGAAGACTCCACAATTTGTGGACCACCTCCGTATCGCAATGCGTCACGCATGGAAGGCCTTCCCGCTCCAACTCGACGCGCAACTCCCGATGATTGTAGATTTCCCCGTTGAACGACAGGACGCAGCAACCACCTGGAACTGGTTGATCCCCGTGGTCGACGTCGATGATGGCCAGCCGTCGCGCGCCGATATTGACTTGAAAATCACACTCCCCCGTATCGCAAATGTGATAGCCGCCCTGATCCGGGCCCCGATGGATGATGGTGTCGCACATCCGCTTTAGCGCCTTTTCAGTCGGCGCCACGTATTTCCGACTTCCTGCCTCACATGCGAAACCGCACATAACCCGCCCTTTCACTCACGCTCATTTCACCACGACGATCGCCCTATATCGGTCGGCTCTGAAAAGTGTCTTCAGATCGTCATCCCACAATTCGGGGCCCGACGAATCATACAAAATCGCCTCGATGTAGAAATCGTCTGCCGTCAACTCGCGTCTGTCGTGCAACAGATCGTGGACACGCTCAAGTATCGCAGTGAAGTTAGCACCATACGCGGTGACTGTAAAGATCAAATTGCGGGGAAAATATCCGGCCTGAGATTCGATCCGATAGGTCAATTTCGGCGGTTTGACCTGCTGGGGGCTGAAATCGAAGAACACGAGATCCGGCCGGGCCGTCGCGTCGTAGTCCATCAGGGCCCCCAACGTGCCCGCATCGCTCTGAACCGAGTCATTGTATAGGATTGACGCGATCGCCGCCTTGAACGTTGTCGTGGCGATGTCGCCGGCCGCCGTGAACGCAATGGGGATGTAGTCCGATCCGCCTCCGTAGGTGATTTTGGCATAGGCCAAGTAGCTGATTCCGGCCTCAATCGACACGGGATAGGTGTAGACACCATCCCCCACATCATTCATGGCCACGCCGGCCGCCACGATGATTTCGCCCGTGTCAGTCCGCTTGACTCCATATACGGCGTCCTGATCCGTTAGAACCACGGACGTCACATCCGCATACACCCCGTCGATCCTCGTTTTGACCTGTAGCGTTGCCATTTATTCCGCCACCGTTGGTTCCACTGTGATGCGCACTGGACTGGTCAAGCCTGCGTCCGCGATCGCATCGTTGCAAGCTCCCTGGACGTCGGTTTCCAATAGGACATGATTCGGCAGGATGACATAACCGCTTGTCGTGTCCGGTATTACTGACCATGGTTGATCAACGGTTGCAACTTTCGTTGTTCCGTCATACGACGTGATAAGTCTACATTGATCCTCGCCATTTCCAGACCGGATAAACACAATTTGTCGCTTGTACGCGTCATCATTTGTTGAAGCAAGCGCGTTCAGTGTAATGGTGGATGTTGCGCCGGCCGTGGCCAGTCCTTCGTTGACGTGTTCTCTTCCCGGGTTTGCATATATCACATATTCGGACGTTTCATCCGGATTGACCTTCCACGATCTATCGACCGTGGCCGTGCGCGTTGCACCGTCATATTCGAGAATCAATCGACATTGACCAATACCCGTCCCATTGACGATCGCTATAAGCGAAGGATCATACGAACCGTCTATTGACGATGCCGCGTTTGCCAACTGGATTTGGTTGTCATTCGTTCCCGGCCCTTGTGCAGTGTCCGCATGGACGATCGATCCGCCGATTTCTCGCAAACGTCTCCCGGCCGTTGTGGGAGTATTATGCGTCGCGCCCGTCAACACTTCATCCCATACCGCATCCGCGATCGCCTCGGCGTCCACTTCCAGGCTGTCCGATCCACCAATCATCGAATCGAACACGTTGGCCGCCAGGACCGTGAATTCCTGCCAGACAGGTACCGCCGCCGCGTCGCTGATCGCCAACTTCAATCGGCCGAGCGTGTTTGTGTCCGTCGTGTCCAGGGAGATATCGTAATAGCCCAATTCGTCATGGGCCGCCCCGGCGTCCCCCACGCCCTGATCGGCATTGGCCGCCCCGAAATTGCCCCCGTTCTTTGACAGCCTGACGTTCGCCTTCTGGATCGTCAAGGCCGTTTCCGCCGTCACGCCGTCCGATGAATCGACAAATGGACCGATCTTGACCGTTACCGCCGTGCTCTGTTTCAGGAATAGCATTCTGTCACCTTCTCATTCGTGCCATATCGAGAATCACCGGAATTGATGGCCCTGGGGCACTGCCGTATTCTTCAAACATCGCATCTCCGTTGGGCTGTCCAATCGTCCAATAGCCGGAATTCGTGCAGAGCGCGCCGCCGGCATATGGACCCCCATCCGCTTCCACGCCGTAAATCCAACGCAAGAGGCCGGCTCCGTCTGGTTTCTCGAGCGCGATGGCGTATTGAGTCCCCGCGCTCAATACCAGATCCCCAGACAGGTCGATCTGTTCCCACACCGCATCGCTGTACCAGATTTGCCAACCGCTGTAATCGACTTCCACACTCTCAAGCGGGGAACCTACCGGGACGCCCGCCGATGTCGCATAGATGCGGCAATACACCGTCCCGGCCGCATCCGATGAACGATACCCTTTCACCCGAACCTGTTGCAACTTGTGCGATTCGGAAGGCGTGAACGTCTGGGCCAGGAAGAGATTGTACCTGATCCACAGATCAAATCCGTCAGACGTGTTTTGGTGCTCGTAGAGTGTCATGGCCGGGCCGCCTTCGCCACCCGCTCTTCAAAACGCTGCGCATTCTCCGTCATGGCCGGACCCATGAACGGGTATGCCCGGCTTCTGCTGGTTCCGAATTCCACGTTGGGCCCATACTCCATTGTGGCCGAGACCTGGGCCTCAACGGCCGTTTGGGATACTTCTGTCAAATCGGACATGATGCTGCCGACGAGAGCGCCCGTCTGCGTCTCGAAACGCCCCTGAGTGTGGGCCAACCCGCGTTCGTGATTCGCCTTCGCATGATTGGCGACATCCACGGCGATCTCTTCCACGGCTTCCGCGACGCGCCCCAGAACGCTGCCATTCAACGTGGTGATTTTCGCTATTACATCATTCAGCCCGACCACATGCGCGGTTGTCATGTTACTTGACCCTCCGTGCGCCTCAAATATACTTCGATGTGGTCCTCGTGAACGCGCGTGTAATTCACATACCAGATGGTTCCATCCGTGCGCGTCAGCTGGTCGTTCTCGGCAACATCGGCCGTTGACGGGGCGTAAATGACCGCTTGCGATCGATACTTCAGGCCCTCTTCGGCTCGCATCAAATCGGCGTCGGCCGGCTGATAGTCACCCGCGAAACTGCCGTTCGCCACGTAACTGTCTACCGGCATGCGCTCATCGTCGTAGGTCGTGCCAAGCCGATTGACGGCAAACACCTCTTCCCAATCCGAGACGATGGCCTCCGTGTCGCTGCGCATGTCGTCGATCATGCTCACGTCACATACTCCGACAAATCATCACCGAACACGTCAATGTCGAAGTCGAACGCCATCAGATCGACCGCGGGATCTGGCGGTGATTCGTCCAACCGCTGCAACGTGCGTTGCAGCATGTCAAGGTACGCGGTTTTATCCACCGTTTTCGACCCGATCTTGTATTTCATCGTCGCCGGATCGGAATCGCAAACGGTGGATATCGCCGCCAATACCTTCGCCCTGGCTTCAGCGACCGTTGCCATCGTTACCCCTAGGGAATCGGAGCGTAGTCATATGAGGCCACGTAGGACCCAACCGCGTTCGGCTGTCCGTAGGTACCGTTGCCACGCACGACGTAGCGATAGTCCACCGCGCCGGGTTGCGTGTAGTAGCGCACCTTGTAGGACGCCATGATGTCGCGCTCCCATGACGCATCGTTCATGCGATCGCGACGGACCAACACCTGCAACGGGTAAACGACCTTCTCGACGAACTGATTCTTGAAATCGCCCAGATACCATCGGTATTGGGAGACGATGTCAAGATAGGCCGAACTCTTCACCGCAAACCGACGGGCGAACGGGTTCGCCTCCATCGGGTTATCGGTGACGCCCGTGGTACCTACCCGCGCCGCCGGCAACATGGCGTTGTTCATCAGCCGCATGGCCGTCACTTCCAGGGCCTTCGGGACCAACAGCGTATTCGGGTTGACGATGATCGGATCGCCATTGGCATCCCGCATCGCCGTGAACAGCCGCATGGCGTTGTCCAGGTCCGTCCAATGCTGGAGCATGTCGTCCATGACGTTGGAATACAAGTGGGGGCCGGCCGCCACGGAACCGGAATAGATCGCCGCCCGGGCCCCGCTGGGATACCACGCGTAGTAGTTCACGCCGCCGACCGTGGCATCCTGGATCGTGTAGAGAATCTTCCGTTCCCGATCCAGGGCCGCCTTGCGCCCGAACTTCTCGGCCTCCCGCATCACGAGCCCGACCTGATCGAACATGACGGCTTCCTCGGTGATGTCGAGGATATCGCCGCGCTTCTTGCCTTCCACCTGGACATACGACTCTTGGATGTCGGCGTCGTGCTTGTAGCGTTCGCCCGGCTCGATGTCGGACATCGTCATGGTGATTTCCGCGCCAGGAATCTTGGACACCTGCAACTTGGACGGGAACTCCGTGACCAAGTCTTGACCAATGGTCTCGACGTTGTCGAACGCGTCCACAACGCGTTTCTCCACGAGCGTTCCGGTCAGAATGGGAAACTGCGTGACGTCGACCTCTTCGCAGAAGTCCCACATCTCCTTAAGGGAAATGTCCGTCATCGCAATCGGCTTCATGTTCTGGGCCTTCATCGCCTCGGCGTCCAGAGATTCGGCCAGCTTCCGTTGCAGCACTTTCATGTTTTCGCCGCAAGCCTTGTGCGCGGCCCGGAGATTAAACCCCTTGTTTATCAGTGACATTTGTCATCCCTTCTCAAAACTGTGTTATCCGCCCGGTTCGCCCAGTTCGCCCAGTTCGCCCTGTCAAAGTGTGGCCGTTACCCTGCGTAGGACAGCGCACTGTCGCTATCGCAAATCGCGTAGCTGTGAACCGCGTTGAACAGCTTTTGCGGCAACAGCTTGGCGAGGACATCCGTCCCGGTCGCCGCCTTGCTCTGAACGATGACGGCAATCGGGTAGCTGCAATCTGCCTCGATCTGCTGATCCTCCAGGCCCCACGCCACACCGGAACCCGTGGCCTTGATCCCGATGAAATCGGCCACCGACATGGCGCCGGCCGAATCCTGGGCCAGCTTGAAATAGCTCTCCAGGCCGATATCGATCCGAATCTTGTTGCTGTCGCCGGCCGCCGATGCGTTCGCGGCGACACCGGCGAACATCTGCGAACCCTCGCGCCGCGCCACCGTCGCCGACGAATAGATCGTCCCGAGCGTGGACGGAACAATCGCTTTGCCCCGAAAGATCAACACGAAATCGCCCTTCTCAAAGGCGATGTCGTTGTCGTACTTGTCGACCTCAATCACCGTCCGGGGTTCCGGGCCGTTCATAAACCGCTCTACATTTGACATTGTTCTTCCCTTCAAACGTCTGTGCTATCGCTTCGCCTGCCCGGTTCCGCGTTACGTCTCTGTCAGTTGCTCGGCCTAGGAACCGAGCGCTTCACGAAAGGCGCTTGCCGTGACCTTCGTTTCGTCGGCAGTGCCTTCGTTCAGGTTCGTATCCTTGCCGCCACCCATGTCCTTCACGCCGGACACCAGCTTCCGCCGGTCCTCGATCATCTTGCCGGCCTTCTCTTTCCAGTCATCGCCGGACAGCGCCAACAGAGATTCCCGGAAGATGTCGGTCCGTGCGGCGTCCGGCAACTTCGACTCCGACAGAAGCTTGTCGACGTCGGACGCGTGCTTGGCCGCCGATTCCTTCACCTGGAATTCGTCGACCTTCTTCGCCAAGTCGGCTTTCTCTTCCATCAACTTCGCGACTTCGTCATCCCGACTCTTGGCGCCTTCCTGGACCAAGGTTTCCGCCAGATCGGGCCGGCCGGTCTTCAATTCCCCAATCGTCAATGCTTTCAGATCCATCTGTGTATCCCTTTCCACATCTGACTCGAACATGTTCGTGGTGGTCGCCGGCGTCGTCACCAAGTCGACGGACAGCACCTTATTGATTTCTTCGACAAACGATTCGCCGTTGCGACGCTTCATCACGCCGTTCGCAACGTGCGAAAAACCAGCCGCGTGCGGCATCGTGCGAGCGATGTCCCAGACCTTTTGGCCCCATTGGTCTTGCAAAAGGACGGCATCTCCGCGAATGGCGCCGTCAACGAACCGTGTATTCTTGAACACGCCGGCCATGTCCATCACCGATCGGGCGTGATTGTCTGGGGAATGATTGACGAACATCCGGCACCCTTCGTACAAGCCGGACGCAATGGCCCCCTTCATTGCCTCGGCCTTGTAGGTGTAACCGTGCTTTGATCGGGGCCCCAGCATCTTGATATTCTTGATCGTCCGGACACCGTCCTGCTCGACGAACTCGACACCGTCAAGCGTGATTTCCTCGCTCAGTTGACGCACTTCTGTCATATCTTCCGACAGCGTCGGCGGATTCAGGCCAGGGCACATTTGCAGGCCTTCGGACCGCCGGTCCCGCCATGCCCCGTAGCACATCGCCGCGATCTGATCGTCAGAACGGCCTGGGGATGCTGCCTTCTCGGCCGCGATGCACCGGCTCACGAACGCGCTTTGAGTCTCTCCCGTTTTCGGCTTCGGCAATGGCATGGTACACCCTTCCAAAAGAAAAGCGATTGAATAGTCGCACACTGTCGAACTATTCAATCGCCTGTTTTTGGTCGATTGACCCTATTGACTTGTATACCGACTGGCTTTCGGCGCGGGGCTCAGCTTTCTGTGCTTCCCCGTGATATGGGCTTCCGTCGCCAGTCCGTCACGCACGGTGAATTCTACCAGAATTCGCCCATAGCCCAACGTTTTCGCTTCATCGGCGATCTGATCCACAAACGATTGTAATCGGACGTCCGGCTCTGACAACCTATTTTTCCTCTCATCCGTGATTTTCTACGTGTCTCCGAACAATGCCAACTGGCCTGCCTTGGCTTCATCGTTCATTTCACGCTCTTGATCAGCAAGTCCCCGACGATCGACGGATCTGGCTTCCCCGTCTTGACGCCATCCGGCAACGGTCTGCCGGCAATGTGCGGTTCCACATGGCACATGCAATTGTGGGTTGCTATCCCCCCGGCGATGTAATACGATCGGCTCGTTTCCAGATTAAAGACCGGACCATCGTAGGGCGATGACGAAAGTTGCGTGACACGCTCGAAACTCCCACCGTTCGCCAGGATCGAACGAATAGGATCCGTCGCATCCATTTCCCCATCGTTGACGTTCTCGTGTCGATTGGTCGATACGATTGCGATCTGGCCATCCATCCCATCGCCGTGGAAATCTGGGGCGGATATTGGCATTGGTATGGACGTCACGCCCGGCGTTTCGTTGAACGCACTCACTATATCCTGAATCAAGGATGGTGGCTGTATGTCATTCATTGCGGGGACTCGCCCATCTCGCGTCGGAGCGCAGACAACGTCTTGTCCTTCCTTGATTTCGCTCGCAGGAATCCATCCTTGGCGCGTGAGTACAGGGTGGTTCGGCGTACAGGTCAACTTTTGGTGGGCGGACACCTCAACGGTGATCAGATTTCCGCTGAATCGCCGGGCGGCGGTCCCTCGTATGTCGCCAACTGGATTGACAAGTATGTCCGCCGGTAAGCACTGCGGATGCGGTATCTCTGGAATCTCATCCTTGGGGAAGAAACGATCCTGGAGTTCCCGACAGATTTCGCACGCGTCCACGTTGCCAATGCGCCAGATGCCCCCGTCAATCCACGTCTTCTCCGCCATGTAACGGACCATGCCCTCGTGAAACGCTCGCTGGTATTCCGTCCGAGCCAACCGCATGGCGTTCTTGGCGCTCGATCGGTAAACGCCTCGCCCAGGATGGTAGGCCGCTGCCGGCCTGCTCAGAACCAGCCGGCCGCCGCGCCGGACGCGTCGATACAAGCGATCCGGTTCCGCCAGGAACCCGCGAATCTCGCGACTGATCTTTGCCGGCGCCTTGCCCTGCAATACGCCCAGATTAACGGCCCGACGAATGGCCTTTTCGCCTTCCCACGTCACGTTCCACACCTTTTCCGACAACGTCAGGCCTTCAGGATTTGCCCTGATCAGGTAGTCCATTGCCCGGCCGTGGATTTTCGCCCACGTGCTGTTCCGATAGGCTTCCGCCGCCCGGCTGTAACGGACCACCCGGCCGCTGGCCGAAATGTATCCGGTCCCCACGGCCACTTTGTAGTTGCCTGGGAGATCGCCAGACGCCATCGACAGAACGCCCGACGTCATCCCTTGGTCGACGCTCTCGCCCACCCCGCTCGTGATGTGCCGCGTAAGCATTCGCCGCAACCGAACGATTTCGGCTTCCATTTCCGCCTGTAGGGCCTGCAACCTGGATTTGTTGATCGACCCCGATTGACCGTAGGCCAGGATTCTGGCGCCGATCTGATCCGACGCCGTCTCCAACAGAGACAGGATCTCGGCCAATTGTTCCTCCGTGTAGGCGGTCCAACTGGCCCTGGCCTTCAGGGTGGCTCGGCGTATTGTCTCGGCTCTCGACAGCATCAAACAAGGCGATCGCGGACGTGGTCCGGGACACGCACACCCTTGTTGTCGCGCAATTTGCCGGCCTCGACCGTGAAGACGTGCCGATCCGATATCCGCTCAAATACCAGCGTCACGTTCGCCGTGGAATGATCCTCCCCAATGAATTCGTAGATGGCTCCCAGACGTTTGCGCACGTCCACGCGATCCTCCGGCGTCTTCGGTTTCGCCGTTACCGCGGGCTCCCGCGTTGCCTCTCCGTCGCTTTTCGGGGTTGCTCTTCGTCGCCTGGATGCTTTCACGCTCTTATTCACCATCATTGTTCCTTTCATTGGCTTGTTGATGCAATGGATCCATGCCTAATCTCTGTTGTTCCGCGACCGCCTCGGCCGTCTCCCGGGCGATCTGGTCTTGTTCCTTTTCGAAGTCATACCCGAATTTAGCGCTTGCCGTTCGCTTCGAGCACCAACCCTCGGCAACGTGTATCTGAACCGATTCGGTTTCGTCCTTCAAGTTGCGGGCGATGACCGAATCGAATTGAACCTCACAATCGCCGGTGATTTCGGCCGTTTCCGTGTGCGTCTCATCCTTACCCGTCGTCCTATTGAAACTCACGCTCTGGCGGGTGTAGCGTTGGGCGATCCGGCCCGTCCGGATTCCGTAGTCCGTGACGCGCTTGAAGGCCTTTTCGTAAAGCTTGGCGATATGATCCTGCTGCGCTTGGATCATCCGCACAAACGGACTCTCCGCCACCATGCTCGAAGAATAGTTCGCGTTGGACGCATCACCCCGAATGATGTATTCGGGAAACCCCGTGGCGATCGCCAAGACCAATTGAATCGCCCGCCCGTCGTCGGCCGTGTCCGCCGCGTTGATGTTCAGGCTTTTCAAATCCCACTTGACGCCCTTACTCGCCAGGACCGTACCGGGCTTCCACACCTTCTTTTTCTTCGTCCCACCGGCCGGCGTCGGCCGCTCTTCGTCGGCGAACTGGCTGGTGATATTCGATAGAGACGCCGTAGGATTCAGCGGTTCGGCCACCACGTTGAACAGATGCCGGATCTTGTTCAGGATAATGCGATCGTTGATCCACTTGTCATATTCGGTGATCTTCTTGGCCAGGGGGACGAAATACGATATGCCCCGCTTGACGTCCCGATCCACAAGAATCTTGTGGTGATCGATCCAGTCGGCGTCAATGTCGTTCTCATGCGCCACGCCGTCGGAGTCCTTCCAAACGCGATGGTATGATAACACCGTTTCGATGTCCTCCGGGTCCGTGGCAATGCCGTAGGTCGGCTTGCCCCCTGATCCTGGCCGCACTTCGTTGGGATCGAGGAAACGCAAAATGGGCCCCTGATCATCTGTTTGCGGATCGAACCAACGCCAAAAGACCTCTCCGTCCCGATACAACCGCCGGATCGTCTCTTTCGATCGCACGTCCCAATCGTTGATCTTGGCCCACTGATCCCAATACTGTTGGACCGTCAATTGTTTTCCGTTTGCGTCTTCCGGCTCTTCGTCGCTCGATGCCAAGTAGGCCGATTTGCCAATGATGAAATGCTCCAACGTCTGCAACACGCACATGCCATACGGGGTGTACTGGATACGCCGGGCCTGCGTCCGCATTTTGTCCAGATCGGCCCCCGAATAGATTTCCCGCTCAATACCGGACAAGATTTGCCACGCGTCTTCGTCCGGATCCTTGGCAAAGTCCGGTAAAGACTCCAAAACCGTGACAGCCTGTTTCAGCATTTCCGTTTGGAATTGCATCATCTGGCGTGCGTGGCGCTCTTCTAGGGATCGTCTGGCCATCGTTCTGCCCTTCCATGGGTCCGGTGGGATTCATTTTGTCCCCGCTATTCTATCTCCAGGCCCATCCGTGTCAATATTCGTATTCGCCCAGAATCAGCAATTCCGCATCATCGGGCAAACTGCCAATCACATATCGGGAGGCGTCCACGCCGTCATCGTGGAATTTCACCGGCTCGGGCAGAACCAGCCCGTCCTTGGTCACCTTCCACTTGTACGTCTCGAACTCCGATTTCAGGTTCGGCGAATCGGCAGTGATGTGCAGTCTCATCCGCTTCATCCGATCGATGCCGGTCCGGACGAATGACTTATCGCCCTGGCCGCCCGTCTTGACGACTCCATGGACGTTAAATCCGGCGTCTGCAATTTCCTGGATATAGGCCGGCTCGGCCGAATCGGCCATGATCGTGTCTTCCGGACCAATGTCCTCTTGCTTCATCAAGTCGATCAGTTCGGCGTTTGTCGTGTGCGTCTGGTAAATGATCTCGCGCAAATAGATGTCGTGTTCGTTGATCCCCACCCAGATCAAAGCCGTGGGGTGGATGTAGCCGAAGTCCAGCCCATAGGCGTAGTCATCGACCAACGGGACATCATCAACCACGTTCCAGTTCGTGAAGATGATTTGCGTCGGGATCGCCCATTCTCCCAGACGGTAGATTTTGTTGTACTCTTCATCAGCGTCGGCCAGCGCCTCAATTGCCGCGTGTTCGTCTTCTGACAGAAACAGATTGTCCGTGTGCGTGCAGTGAAGGATTTGGCACGGAGCATTCAGAAACGTGCAGGCCGGCCGCTGATCCGTCAAGTCCTTCAACCACTTGTTCGACAGCGGATCAACCGGATTGAACGTCAAGAAAAGCTGATTGCGCTGATGGAAATTGTGGGCCCGACATCGGATATGAAGCTGGAGAAAGTCGTGGTAGTTGAACTCCGTCGCCTCTTCCATCCAGACGTAATTGATCCCCTCGATGGATTGCCCGCACCACATGACACGGCCATTCCGGCGAATCAATACGGTGTGATAAGGGGGCACCGAAAAACAATAGACCTTGCCTCGATAGTCAATCGTCCGAACGTCTCGAAGGCATGTGTCTGTATGCTTGGCCATTGATATCGACCAATATGGCCGCCCATTCGAATAGTTTCCTTTGTATTTTGGAATCCATTTTTTCACGGTCGGCATGTATCCAAGTTTGATCGCAAGGACGCTCATGTCGTCCACCAATCCGGGGGAATTCGTGGTGTATACACATCTCCCCGTCGCGGTTTTCGTCCCATCGCCTGCGATAAGTGCGTCAAAAAGGTGGCGCAGAAGCTTTGGGTGAAGCTTCAAGATATCTGATGGGATGCGTCGTTCGTGCGAATAATGACCATATTGGTGCATGTATTCATACAAGTCTTTGCCAGCAACGGAAAACGCGGTTTTTCCCTCCCATACAGGATAGGGAAAACTCTTGAGATCGTCCCGTATCTGTTGCCGCCCCTTCTCCTTGATCTGCGATATCGACAATTGATATCGTTGATCGCACCCAAACGAACCATCGGAGATATGCCATCCAAGAAATTTCAAAAACGGAACGATGGGAAACGTCGTCGGTTGTACCGTGTGCGGGCTGTCGCTTTGGGGAATTGTGTAGGTGTCTCGCCATTCTCCATCCCATGCCG